CGCCTCTGAGCGCAAAGCTCAAGGCTATTAAGTAGCATTCTGGGGTTCAGGTGGCTGACGAACGCGTATCAGTAGTAATCGACATTGATGTCAAAGACCAGAGGCAAATAGCGCTTCTGCAAACACAGCTGCTCGCACTCGGAAGACAGGGAACTGCAACAGAAAAAGCAATGGGTGGCCTTGCTGGAAAGATGGGTCTTTCCAATACACAAGTGACCACAAATTCAAAAGGTGCAAAACAACTTGTTAGGGACCTTACGCTTTTAGAAAAAGTTGGCGGTAAAGCCCTGAAAATGGCAAGAGTTGTTACTTATGCCGTTATAGGAATGGGCCTTGAGTTTGCCGTTACGGCACTTTCATTAGCCAGCGTAAACGCAGCATTTGCTCTTGGAAAAATAGCTATGCAGGCATATCGGTGGGGCATGCAGGCTGTTGCTGGCGGTCTAGCGGCCTTAGGGGCCGCAGCGATGGCAGCGGCTGCAGCATTCCAAGAGTTTCAAGCTGCACAGTACGCGTTCAATTATAAAGACTCTAAAACCCTCGGAACAGGACTGGAGCAATCAGCAGACGCAATGCGAATGATGATGACCAACGCAACACTTGCATCGTACGGTATTAAATCGCTCAGCTCCGCATATGCAACTGCATCAAAGAATGCAAAAGTTGACGGGAAAATGATTAAGCAGCTAGAGGCGATGGCTGACTTCGTTAGTGCCGGACCTAACCAAGACAAGCAACTACAAGGTGCTGCAAACTTTCTAAGCCTTATTCAGCGCGGAGCCAAAGCTAATACCGACTTTGCGGGTGAACTAAAAGCCGCCGCACAAGAAGTTGGCCCAGCATTCTCCAATATGTTCAAAGGTAACAACGTAGGCGATACTGGAAAGCTATTGCAAGACCTGATGTCTGGCAAGCTAGCCAAAAAAGCTGGAGTTGCTGGTCAAGCCGATACAGTTGCTGGAACAATCTTTGGCAAGTTTAAAGGCATGGTCACCAACATGTATGTCGAGCTTGGCGATGTTGGTAGAAGAATGCTTGCCCCACTTAGTGACGCAATGGATAAGATTTTTGCTGGATTGAGGCAGTCTTTCAGAAGACTTAGCGGTGACTTTACAGCGTTCGGTAGAGGTGGTGTTTTGCCAGCCATGGTTAACTTGGCAGCAAAGACAGAAGAGTTTTCAATTAACTTGTTTAGAAAATTTCTTCCCGCTGCTGCTGGATGGTGGAAAAGAACAGGAGATGCTTTTAAGGCTTTTGCTGCTGAATTCAGGGACGTCAGAGACTCTCTAGCTCCACTTAGAGAAGGCGGCTCAGCAATAATAAAAACATTTGGTCTTCCGTTAGTCCAAATTTTTAAGTCAATTGGCGACAACGTCAAACACCTTGCAAATCTCGGCGTAAAGAACAAAGACATCTACAAACAGTTTGGTGAAAGATTAAAGGGGATAGTCGAAGCCTTCTTTAATATGGGAGCAGCTACGAAAGAAGCCTTTGTAGTTGCCCTTCCGGTAATTAATAAAGTTTTAGACGCTATATCTACAATCATGAACGCGGTAGCAAAGGTGCTGCGTTTGCTTTCTGGGCTTGGTTCTTTTGGTGGAGCAGCAGGAATTGCCGGCATGTCGTATCTTGCGTACAAAGGAAGAAACGCAAACAGACAGCAAAGAGTCAAATCTGGAGCCAACAGAGGAAAAGTTATCGTAAATCCAGACGAGTTTGTCGGCAGTGGACTTACTATGCCAACAATGGAAGCACCAAGTGCTGACAGGGCAATGAACGACGCACTAGGAATAGCTGGACGTATGACCACACCTGGCTCTGGTCCTGCGCTGATGGACCAAATCACTTCTCACGCTGACGATGTAAAAGCTGCAAAAGTTATTGGTGATGCACTGGCTGATGGCAAAAAAACAAAATCAAAAGCCGTTGCTATGGCGGAGAAAAATCTAGAGTCCTTAATACCAGTTGCGGAACCTGCTGCAGACAAAATGGCAATAGCGGCCGAAACTCAAATGGCTGCTGTTACTGAATTTCAGACAGCTGTAACAAAATTTGCTTCAGGAAGCTATGGAGATTCACTTAGAGGCGGCAAAACAGGAGGTTCAGTTGACCGAGCTGGAGACATACTAAATTTCCCAACCAGAAAACCAGGTCAAGACAGCGCAACATATAGACAAGACATGAAAGCCTGGATGGCGGCTCAAGGTGGCCTCAGTGCCGCATTAGAGAAGAATGCAGTACTAGACGAGTCCATGATGACGGGGGACCCAAAGAAAGATGCCATAAAAAGGCGTCAAATAGCATACAGAAGAATGCTAGGCCTTGAAGAACCAAGCGCACTCCCCCTTGAACAACGAGGAAACCGTCCAGGTCAAGAAAGTGCCCAGTCAGCATATGAGAGAGCCAGGGCTAGTGAAGACTGGGTTAACAAGTCTTACGGAGCCCAGCAAGCAAAACAAATTGGTCAGCAAAAGGCACTTGAAGCTGCAACAAAAAGCGAGCTAGAAAGTGGTTCATACCGCGAATGGTGGCGCACGGCAATGGACGAGCAAGATGCTGAAAAAGAGAGACGTTCTCCACGTGGAAGATTTAAACGAGCTGGTGGTTTTTTTAAAAGAATTCCTGGAGCTGTAAAGGCGAGCGTAAAAGAAAGTCTTGGGGGTACAAAAATGTACCTTAAGGGTGTTCCAGCTCTAGCCAAAGAAGCATACTGGGGCGGAGCTAGGCCAGACTTGCCAAGCATTGGTGACGCAAAAGGCGTCAGCGGAAAGATGGGTGCAATAAGGGCAAGATTTGGTGTTGGTGGTCAAGTGACCGCTGGTACCGGAACTGGTCCTGGAGCATCTTTTAATACTGGAATACGCGCCAGACTTGGTAGAGGACTATTTGGACAGAGTTTTGGTACCGAAGGTTTCAAGATGAGCGGCATCCCTGGATTAGGCGGCGGCAACTTTGAGGAAGGAATGGAAGTAGAACGCAAGAGACAGCAGGAAGCTGGCGAAAAACTTAGCCGCGGAAAGATGGTTAAAGCCGGAATAAAAAACTCAATGTCTGGCATGGGGGCATTAGCTGGAGTCGGAACGGACCTCTTCCTTAATACTGGAATGGGAAAAAAGCTGATTGGCGATGAAAGCGCGCAAAACTCTATGCGTACCGGTGCTGCCCTGATGGCCGTTAACCCGCTACTTGGCGCTGCAGTTGGATTTGGTGGTGCCGCAATGGGAGCAAGAACCAAGAAGGGTGGAGCGCTGGCTGGAGCTGCCTCTGGAGCCGCAATAGGAGCAATGATTGGTCCGTGGGGTGCAGTAATTGGAGCCGGTATTGGTGCCGTTGTCGGTATGGCTTTTGCTAGAAAAAACCAAGCAAAGATGGCTAAAAAAGGTGCCGAAGCAGTTGCAAACTCGAATATGTTTAAAATTGCTACTTCAGCTATTGAAGAAGGTCTTAAAACAGGAACAACACAAAACGCTAGGAAAAATCTAAGCGAGTTCAAAACATTTGCTCAAGATTTTAACTCACGAACATCTAGCGGAAAAGAAAATAACACAAAAAGAAGAGCAATGCTCAAAACATACCTTGACCAGGGTGTTATTGACCAGACGACATACGACACGATGAGCGAAGGTCATGCATCTGACGATGCTCGTAAAAAGATGCTTACTGTTTCTGAAGATATGGACAAGGCATTAACGCCAGCATTTGACCAGTTTGACAACATTATGAGCAGTTTAAAGCTTTCTACGGGCATGACATCTGAAGAAATTGTAACCCTTGCTACAAAGATGAACGTTAACCTTTATGACCCAACCATCAAGCTAGAAGATGCTGTTGTAAAACTTGGTGCAGGAATGATTAAAACGGCTGACCAATTCAATCAAGCCTTACGTGACGTTGGCGTGAAAAGCCTTAGTGTGTTCGATAAGTTTACTAAGAAAAAAGAAATGCAAGACGCTATTCAGTCTGCTGGTAACAAGTTGCGTGGTGGAGATACAAGCACCGAAGCCTACATGGATTACTACACGAAAGCCATGGACTTTCAAAATGCTGAAAATCCAAATGACCCGCTGGGTAACTTTCTTGCAAGGCAAAAAGAATTTGAGAGCGGAGCAGCTTACGAAAAAGGCGGCGCTCTTTATGGCGTAAAACGAAACGCAGAATTTGACGCTTTAGCAGGCCAAGCCCTTACACAGGAACAAACCGACCTAGCAAAAACAATGACTGCACAGCTTGGCTCAAAGCTAACAGGAGCTGGAGTTAACTTTGAGGACGCTGAAGGCGCATCCGCAATGATGCAAGATAAAATAAGTAAGCTTCTCGACAAAGCTGGTAGTGGAGACAAAACCGCCATAACGGAATTAACCAGTCTGCAGTCAACACTTTCTGGAAGTGGAAACATTTTTACTAAAGACAATAATAACAATGCAAAGATTTTGTCAAATCTTCTCGGTGGAACAGCAGAGGGTGCAAATACCAAAAACTTGGGAAGCTCATTTGGCGGGTTTAAATTAGGTGCTGACAAAACTGGCGCAGAAGCTAATAAGCAGCTAACAGAAACGCAGTCAACTATTAGAGACGGGTTCCTCGAAGCTATTAACTCCGGCCTTATGTCTGCTACGTCACAGCCGGAATGGTGGAACAACACTCCGTCATGGTGGGCGGAAGGATTAAAAATTGAAGATAATAAGATTGTTCCAGCAGACACGAGTTCACCACGTGCTGGCGCTATAGGCGATACGTCTGTCTCTAAGACGCTTGGCAGAACCATGAGTAGACATAACTACTTCAACGGTCTCGTGGGCGGCAAGCGAAGCGTAACAAGTTCATGGCGCAACTATGGACTTGGCTCACCAAGCTCTGACCATGTAACAGGAAACGCTTATGACCTGACTGGTCAAAACCTAGGAATGTATGCAAACCTAATCAATACCTCTGGTGGCTTTGCTGAATTCCACGGTTCTGCTGGCTCTCGTCATTTGCATGTTGTGCCTCCGCCAAGCCCAATGGGTGATACTTCGTCTGGTCGCATGGGTTCAGTTGGTGCATCTCCAGCATCTTCAACGTATGAAGGTGATAGTTTTAACATCACTGTGGTGGAGAGTAAAGACGCAAAAGCTACAGCCCAAGAGGTCGTAAGACAAATAGCAGAAATTCAAAAAACTTGGAGACGTAGGTCGTAATGGGAATCAGTATTACTGGAAGGGAATTTAGCTCATCTGACGCAGATGCCTACGCAAGAAGAGCGGCTGTTCGTGCGCCGGCTAGAGATGCCGGTAAGAGTCTTGCAGAAAGAAACGCTCTTGCAAAAGCAAGAGAAGCTCAAATCAATGGTCTTGTCTTGCAGCTACCCCCTTTGCCGGAAGCAGTGGACATTACCCCAGAGTGGAGAACCATGTACATGATGGCTGAACCAGGTTATGAATACGTGTTTTCTGTTGCTCCTGGAAGTTTTACTGTAGAGGGTTTTGGCGCAGAGTTGTCAGAACTACCAAGACCATACAATATTCCGATAGTTGACATAAAAGGAGGTAAAAGCAGGAGGGTTTCTTTTGAATTCTTAATTGTTAAAAGAGCAACAGGAACCAACTGGGAGTATATTAATAACTTTTACGCCAGCATTGAATCTGAAATTAAACAACTTCAATTAATAACAGACATGGGAATGCCAGTAGGTTTCGACAATGTCAACGCAATAATGCGCGAAAATTACTGGTATATAGATAATCTTACATTTACCTATACGCGCGACAACCGAACAGGTGAAACAGTTTCTGCTTCGTGCAACATTTCCTTAATTGAGTATAAGCCACTTAGGCAAAAGTTTATACTTTTACCAAAGTTTAGATATGGAAAATTTCCAACGACAAAAAAGCCGAAGACAGACAAAAACACAGGAGGGGTCAACGACCCTGCATACTGGAGAGAAAAAGCAAGACTGGCTGCTATTGCTGCAAAAGAAAAAAAACGGCTTGCGCTCATTGTGTCGGGAAGGATTGGAGGTTACTAACTCCATGATTTTATCTCCTCAACCAGTGTATCCAAGCGCAAAAACTGCAGGCATAAGCGACACGAGCGTTATTTCGTACGGAACAATTAATATTGACACCCGCGTAAAAGCCTATTCAAAAAAAACAAAATCTAATACTGTAATTAGCTCCGCAATAATAACTAACAAAATCGTCTACATGCCAAGCCCTGTTGCAACAGCACTTGAATATGTATTACCCAAATTGGTCGCAATACTTATACCGACGATGACAGAAGATGGCCAACCAATATCAAAGGCCAACGCCGTAAAACTTTATCAAGCTACTGGAAGACACTTGGGGGTTTTTACTTCAGTAAAAGCTGCTGAAAAATATGTAAAAAAACTAAATGTTGCCATTCAGATTCATGGGGTTTTAGAAAACATTACGGTTCCACAAGGAGACACCTGGGCTCCAGTGTCTTTGATGAAGGAGTATAAAGAAGAATACATACCTGGCGCTCCGTTTTCTGGAATAGTTCGACTGTCAGACATTGACGATGATTTAGCTCAGTTAACTTTTATGAACAATATACTCAGTGTCGATGTTGACTGGAGCATGGACCTCAACTCTCAAGTAAACATAGAGCTTGTTGACCCTGGCTACAGAATGACAGAAATGAATTATTTTGTTCCTCGTAGGGATATTTGGTACCGGGGCACTAGGTACGAGATAGCCGACGTCAGTGTTGGCCCTGGCGACGGAGGTTCTCCCCGTGTTTCCCTAGCAATATGCAACAAATCCATTCAAAGAATGAAACGAGACAAAAGAAGCGGTTCCGTAAGTGCGTCTTCCGCATATGAATACGCTGGACGAGCAGCAAAAAAATTTGGCCTTAATTTTGTAGGTCAGCAAACAGCAAAAACAAAAAATACATTTAGCACAAAAACAGACAGTAGTGAAGAATCGGTATGGGACGTTTTGACCAGAACTGCACAAGAAAATCAATATGTTGTTTTTGAGGTTGATGGTGTTTTAGTATACGCACAACAAGAATGGTTAATGTGGAAATTTGGTCTATTAAGCTCAAAGGTCTACAACAGAAAAACTAAAAAAACAGAAACTAAAAAATATGTTCCTCTTCTTCATATCCCTACATTAGGAACAGAGCTTGACTTAAGACTCTTGATAAATGAGGGTTTTATAGGTCAAAATCCTGACGCCGATACGGTTACTGGAAAAGCATTTCAGCTTGCTACATATCCGAGTTTTGAGACATCGGACAATGACCCGCTTGCCGCTAGTGGTAGTTGTGAGGTCCTTATGCCGAATGGTGGTCAGTTGAGGCCTGGGTACACAGGGCTAATCGGTCCTGAACCAAACTATTTTTTTGGTGGATATTTAATCACTTCCGTATCTTTTAGTGAAGGCTCGCCAGATTCGGCAAAAGTTCAATTCAGGACACCAGAGGAACTTACAAATCAACAAAGCAAACCAATAACCTCGTTGTACGGAACCTCTCCCACACGGAACCTTTTTGCTTCCAGTGCTACCAACTTAGGAGCCCCTCGATGATGCCCGACCCGCAATCAAGATTTACAAAAAGCACCAAGGGCTCCTCTGTAAAACCAATAAAAAACGGTCATTACATTGGAAAAGTTTCTCGGACCTCCGGCGGTATTTTTGTAAAGATACCCAAGGTTGCTCCTGGCGTAACTTTTGGACCATGTAAAAAATTCTTTTCAGAAGCACTGGCTGTAGGAGACAGTGTTTTATGTACATTTATTGACAATAAATTTGATGAAGTAGTTCTTGTTGGTAAAGCAGCTTAATGCTGTTCCCACCAGGCCTCTCAACGTAATAAACTGTAATTGCAGCTATTGAACCGGACTCACTATGGACACCATAAAATTACCAATAACATTTGACAAAGGGCGTATGGGCGTCTTGGCCGACGGCAGTCGCGAGTACTACTCACAGATTATTGCTATTGCATGCCAGGTAGAGCGTGGCGAAATGCCGCTGGAGGTTACTTATGGAATTAACGACCCAACGTTTTCGGCTTTTAGAAAATCAGAAGTGTACCAAGTTCTTGCTGTCTATTGGCCGGAAATAAAACTGAATGAAATATCAATTTCTTCTCCCGATAAGTTTGGCGCTAAAAGGCTAAACGTGGACTTTAGTGCATAAATATGGCATCTCCTGACTTCAGTCCATACATTGACCTTTCTGGGAACAACCTCGGCCCAGATGAGCTCTACACTCAAGCTGTTCAGTACGCCAGATTGGCACTTCCTGAATTTGCACCAAGAACCGGAACCGTAGAAGACGCGATAATGCAGGCGACTTCACTGCTTGCTTCCCTTACTCTTGGTTCTATCAACAGTCTTCCGGATGGCTTAATGGAGGGAATCCTTAGACTGATGGGGATAACGAGATTTGAAGCAACGTTTGGAACAATTAACGTTGAGTTTGAAATGATTGACGTTAACCAGAGTATTGCATCTGATTTTTATGTTATTTACGAATCGACAGAAGGTGAAGTATTTGCGGAGTATCCATTTTACACAACCGAGATAGTCACCGCTGGTGCTGGTCTTGACACTATTTCGGCAACGTTAACGGCATCAGTTGCAGGAATACTGCCGTCCATTCCAGTAGGCACAGAACTAGCAATAGCTCAACCTAACGGAAGCGTTCTTTTATGTACAACAACAGCTCTTCTAGTCCAGGGAAACCAACCAGAAACAGATGAAGAGTACTTCAGTAGAGCCACTTCTAAGCTGCAGCTTTTAAACTCTACCCTCGTTACTGCTGCTCAGGTTGAAGCCTACATACTTACTACGTATGACGAAGTTCATCGGTGCAAGGTTTATGATTTAACAAAAGCCGTTACGTACGTGAACTTGACAACAGATAATACGACCGCTAGTGGTTCGACCGTGACTGTAACAATGACAGGAACTGCAAAAACTGCATTTTTTGCCGCTGCCGATTTTACAAGCGGTTTGTTCAGAATAGTAAACAATTCAACAACAAACGCTGACCTTGTAGGCACCCCAACTGGTTGTTTTGTTCCAGCAAGCCCCAACTCTGGCGCTGGTACTTTTGCATACACAAACGTCGCCACTCATTCCGCTAGCCCTGTAAGCGTAGTGGATATGGCTCCATTTGAGATTGACACAGCGGTCGATGCACCTGGATATTTTGCTGTATTTATCTGTGATGAAAACGGAAACCCAATATCTTCCGCTCTTAAAACAACCATTTACGATGATGTTAAATCCCGTATAGTTGCAGGTCTATCTTTCCAGGTTCTTGACCCTATAGTTGTTGATGTTTCATTTACTGTTTCAATTAAAGTTAACTCGGAATATGCATCAGGTTCAGTTGCCACAAATGTTGGTACTGCGCTTGAGTCTTATGTTTCTCCAGAAAACTGGCCAGACTGGGGAACAACAATAAGGTATTATGACCTTGTTGTAGAAGCCGTAAAGACACTTGGCGTATCAGGCGTTACTGGAATTGTAAGCTCAGTTCCTAGCTACGTTCTTTCTACCGTTGCTCCGGGGAACGATTTACTAGTTTCTGAATTGACTAGTGGTTCAGAAACTGTAGGATATGAAATTCTGTACATGGGCGTTCTTCCGCGGGCAACGGTAGAAATAGTTGTTGTGTAATGATTACAAACAGACTCACCGGAGTGCAGGAAACTCTTGTATTTACTGGCGGCTCTTCGCAATGGCAAGTTTCTGGCGGAACAATATACGACGGCGGCATATCTGAATTATCGCCATTTACAAATTATCGTCAGTTAAAAATTGGTGTTACGTCGGCCACTGTGGAGTTGAGTCTAGACAATCTGACAACATTTGATAATGACGGTGATTTACCTTTTGTTTTTCTTTTTGCTATCAAGATGCCATCTGGCGGAACCATTACATCATCAATTACGGAAAATGTTTCCGTATCGACACTTTCAGCAGAAACAAAGACAATTTCTGCAGCGACTGCATCAGTCAACGCCGAGGGCGTAAGTTCACCACAATGGTCGATAGTTAGGTTCAATACAGAGATAGTTGCGGATATTGAATCTCCAACTTTTAATATTTCAATTACAATAGACCCACAAGATACTGGTGAATTTATTTATTTTACTCGTCCTGCTTTTTACCCTAGATATGAGTTTTTGGCACAAAATGCTTCCTTGTCGGACCTTTTTGGGTATTTGCCTGAGCTGTTTATAGAGACAGACTTTTCAGTTACCGATGACCTGGATTTACCAATGTTTCGTTATCTCGATGTAGCCACATCGCAAATGAACGTCATCTCTAATAATGCTGTTGGGTATACCTTTTTCGATATATCTGAAGGGTATGTTGAAGGAAACACAGATTTAGAGAGTTCCCTTGTCGAGACAAACAACGCAGACTTAGAGACGCTTATTTGGTTGGCTAAATTTTCTGGCACACTTCCGATTACAAGGTTCGCTTCTTCGCTAGAGACAGTTACTGAGCCTTTTGTTTTAGATGCAAGTACCCTCGATTCGGCAGACACATTAAGGGTGACTAGCTACTCAGAATTGAACCCTCCTGCTATTGACGAAGAAGACCAGAGAGGTCTTGTTAAGTGGCAGATAGATAATGGATACTATGGGATTAATTCTGGTAGTGACAATGCACTTAAAGAGTCTGCGAAGCTGATGCTTATTGGAACGAAGACAGTTTCATTAGAATACGACTATTCCACTTCTCCTTTTGAGATTAATGTAGTGACGAGATGGGACGAAACCCTTGGAGGGGACGTGGCGCTGATTGGGCAGTCTTCGCCTTTGGTTCTTGAAGCCGTGTCTAAAGCCCGACCTTTGGGAGTACTTGTGACTCACGAAATGGTTGCGCCGTAGTAAAATTATGCTACGGAGGTATTCATGTTTGACGAAGACGACGCCGGCCTAAGACAGCAGTTTGAGCTCCTTATGAAGGGGATGCTCCCATCAAGGCTGATTACGAATTTTGTAATCGTTGCCGAGGTTGTGGACGGCGACTCTAGCGAGCTGTCGGTTTCGGTTTCAGGAGGGATGACTCCTTGGTTAGCATCTGGAATGCTGGAGCATGCTGCCAGCATTATTTCTACCGGTGATTCAAGAAGCATGGATGATGAAGACTAGACCTAATACTGAGCTACCTTTTGTTCATCTACAATAGTTATGGTTCTATGGAGATTTGTCAATGATAGCTGGAAATTACAATATACTCTGTCAGCAGGGGGCTAGTTTTGCGCGCGTCATAGCACTCGAGCAGCCAAGGACTCCAACTGAAGAAAACCCGGATGAATACGAGGTCTACCCTCTCACGAACCACACAGCGAGAATGCAGGTTAGAAGAACTATTGAGTCAACAACTCCACTTATTACATTGACAACCGAGAATGGAAGAATTGCTGTAAATGGTGCTGCAGGCTTAATAACCCTCACCATAAGTGCCGCGGATACTTCGGCTCTTACTTCTAGCGGAGTTTACGACCTTGAAATTATTAGCTCTGGTGGGCTTGTATCAAGAGTTATTCAGGGAACATTTACGCTTTCCTTAGAGGTAACACGATGAGTAATACAATTCCAAACAACGTAAACGTTTATCAAGATACTCCAAACCTTGTAACCGTTGACCAAGATGCACCAAACCTTGTTATCGTTCGCTCAAACTCCCCTTCTGGTGCAGTTACAAGCAGGCTTGAATTTGTTCAGCAGAGCGCGGCGGCAACATGGGTCATAACTCATGCGCTTGGAGGCAAACCACAAGTGACCATTGTGGATTCTGCAGATACTCATGTATTTGGTGAGGTACAATACAATAGTAATACTCAGGTTACGGTGACGTTCTCTGCGGCATTCTCTGGAAAAGCATATCTTACGTAAGGTAGAGGCAAAATGGCACAAAAATTTCTCACAAATATTGACCTAAATCAGAATCAACTGATTAATGCCAAGTTTGAGGCACTAGCTACAAACCCATCTTCTGGCAACTTTGAAGGCCGGATGTACTTCAACACCGCCACGTTCACCCTCATGGTGTACGCCAATGGTGCTTGGAGGAAGTCAGTTCATTCCATCGTTTCTGGCGGTGGCACAGGCATCGCTGAAGCCCTTACGGTTTCAGAGTCAAACGGCACAGTAACCCTTACTCTCAACGTCGCTGATACCGACAGTGCTGGTTTATTGTCCGCATCTTTCTGGCAAATGCTCAATGACGCAACTTCTGACGCAACTGCTTCTAAGTTAGTAAAAAGAGACGCAAGCGGCAACGCTAAGGTCGCCACTCCTACAGATGCAGCACACATTGCCACAAAAGGCTATGTAGACGCCGCTCGCCAAGGTCTTGATGTTAAGCAATCCGTAAGAGTGGCATCAACCGCGAACGTAGCCATTACAACCGGACTTGAAGCCGGAGACGTTATTGACGGAGTCACGCTTGTTGCTGGTGACCGTGTACTTCTAAAAAATCAAACTACAGCATCTCAAAACGGTATTTATGTTGCCGTCGCTTCGGGTGCGGCCTCTCGTTCGTCTGACGCTAACGGAACAGCTGATACTGGCGAACTCAAGTCAGGAACTTTTACTTTTGTTGAAGAAGGAACCGTTAACTTTGATTCGGGCTTTGTTGTTTCTACAGACGGAACAATCGCTGTTGGCACAGACCCAATTACTTGGACACAGTTCTCTGGCGCTGGCTCGTTTGATGCAGGAGATGGTCTTTCAAAGAACGGCACACAAGTCAATGTCAATGTAACAGCTAACAGAACAGCTATTACCGCAGACGCGATTGACATTGCGTCAACCTATGTTGGTCAGTCTTCAATTACAACCCTTGGAACGATTACGACTGGTGTTTGGAACGGCACAGACGTAGCCGTCGCAGACGGTGGTACTGGTTCATCGACAGCTGCTGGCGCTCGTACAAACCTTGGTATCGTAACCTCCGCTGGAACTTCAACAACTTCCACCCCAGCCCTTGCGCGAATCGCAAAACAAGCCTGTGCTGCAAGTGCCGCTGGCACTTCGTCAACCACGGTTACCCACTTGTTCAACTCAACTGACGTCATTGTCCAAATTTATGAAGTATCAAGTGGAGCGACCGTAATTGGCGATGTTGTCCGCACGAACGCAGACACGGTAACAGTGACTCTTCTCGGAACAATTACAGCAGGCGACTACACAATCGTAGTAACCGGATAGGAAATATGAAAATTACAGCAGAACAAAAAGCAATGGCAGCATCGTACGCAAGAAGCGTCCTTGGTGCAGCAGTCGCGGTTTACGCATCAACAGGAGACATCAAGATGGCAGCAAATGCTCTCTGGGCAGCCGCCCTCCCTGTTATCATGCGTTACCTGAATCCAAAAGATACAGCATTCGGCAAAAAAGCTTAATGCTTAGCCCTGAGGGGCATTAACAAGAGAAACGACTGAGGTCATGGCTCAAAAATTTATAACCCCTATCGCCATTAAGCAGCTGTCGTCTGCTGGTTCTGATGGGTTGACAATTTTTGTAGACCAAGAAACTTTTGCAAGACTGCAGATTCAGGGTGGTGGTCGCCTTGTTTGGGGTGACGGAACCCAGGGCGGGGACGTAAACCTCTATCGTGACGCAGCAAACGTACTCAAAACAGACGATACCTTCAAGGTCCCTGCTCTCTTCATTGACGGGATTGAAGTAGACACAACTGGCGCGACAAGCGACCAGGTACTTAAATTCAACGGAACCAAGTTCATTCCAGGAGTTGCATCAACCGTAGCTTCTATTGATGACTTAACTGACGTAACCATAACAAGCATTGCTACCAACCAAGTTCTGCAATACAACGGAACTGCGTGGGTAAACTCAAATGCTGCAGGTGGAGCAACAGTCTCCGACAGTGCCCCAGCCACCCCGTTCGCTGGTCAGATTTGGTTTGAGTCAGATACGGGTAAGACTTTCGTTTATTACGATTCCCAGTGGATTGAAATTGGAGCACAGCCTCTAGGACAGATTGGACCCACTGGTCCGTCTGGTCCATCTGGCCCTGTCGGTCCGACGGGTGCTACAGGTAGTACCGGTCCCACGGGCAGTTCTGTTGTTAATATTGATGGTGGTGAGCCATCCACTAATTACGGTGGTATTTCTTCGCTTGATTCAGGAGGTGTTTGATGGCTATTCAGATTCAATTTAGACGTGGCACCGCCGCAGAGTGGACGGCTGCAAACCCGACTCTTGCCGTAGGTGAACTCGGCGCAGAAACCGACACAGGTAAGTTCAAGGTAGGTAATGGTAGTACTGCTTGGACTTCCCTTGCTTACAGTTCTGGACCCCAGGGTGTATCTGGAGTTTCTGGAGTCTCGGGTGTTTCAGGTGTTAGTGGAGTAATCGGACCAACAGGCGTCAGTGGAGTGTCTGGAGTGTCCGGTGTCTCGGGTGTCTCGGGTGTAAGTGGTGTCATAGGCGCAACGGGAGCGACTGGTCCTACGGGAATTCAAGGCGTTTCGGGTGTTAGTGGAGTCTCAGGTGTTTCTGGAGTATCGGGTGTCAGTGGAGTAATCGGAGCAACGGGCGTTTCTGGAGTTTCAGGGGTGTCGGGTGTTTCTGGTGTCTCTGGAGTTAGTGGCGTATCGGGCGTAAGCGGAGTTTCTGGTGTTCCTGGAGCACAAAACGCCCACGCAACCGTAAAAACAGTTGTAGACACCATGGGTTCAAGTACTTATTTTGCTGGAACCGCCGACCAAAGCGAAGGTTACGGTATTGGCGCGTACATTGAAGCAAATGCTAATGGTGCTATTTCTGCAATTGGCGGAGCAACAATCATTGTTGGCGACCGTGTTCTTTTTTCAGGAAGAACAAATAAAATTGAAAACGGTATTTACACCGTAACAAGTCTTGGTTCTGCGGGTTCTAAATACAAGTTTACTCGTGCAACCGACTTTGACAACAGTATTGCTGGTCAAGTTGAAAACGGAGACTTCACTCTTGTTGCTGAAGGCGACCATGCAGGTACAACTTATATTCAATCGAATTACGGCACTGCTGCTGGTAGTGCCATCAAAATTGGCACAGACCTTATTGAGTGGGTTGAAACTGGAGGTATCGGACCCGTAGGTCCAACTGGTCCTCAAGGCGTCTCTGGTGTAAGTGGTGTTTCAGGAATATCTGGTGTGTCTGGAGTCTCTGGCGTTTCTGGTGTCTCAGGAGTATCAGGCGTAAGTGGGACGACAGGTGCAACTGGTCCAACAGGTGCTACAGGACCAACAGGCGTAACGGGCCCAACAGGACCTATAGGAATTACAAGTTCTGCAACTGCACCAGTATCACCAACTGCTGGTCAAGTTTGGTTTGACACAACTACTGGTGCTTCTTACATCTACTACAACTCGGCATGGGTTGAACTAGGTGGCGGTTCAATGTCGCCAATGCAAGTTACTTCATCTACTCGTCCATCTGCACCGTGGACTGGTCAAACCATCTATGAAACAGACACAAATAAAATGTTTGTGTATAACGGTTCGTCATGGGTTGCTTATGCTTGGACTGGCGCTTGGACAACCTACACACCAACTTGGACTGCTGACTCAGGAACCCCTAGCATTGGTAATGGTTCAATAACAGGACGCTACCAACAGATTGGAAAAACAGTAAACTTTAGTATGAAACTAACATACGGAAGTACTACTACAGGTGCATCAGGGGCATGGATGTTTACTCTCCCAGTCACTGCCTATGACACAAACTATCAGTTTACTGGCTCAATTCTTGATAGTGGAAATGCATGGTATGCAGCAATTATTCCTGGTAACTACAAGGGCAGCACTTCCTACTTTACTGCAATCACACCTGCTTCATCAGGTAATACATGGGTTGGAGTTAGCTCTGTGGCTCCAATTACTTTTGGTAGTGCTGATTACATCGTTATCTCTGGAACATACGAGGCCGCATAATGCCAGCGATTACTTTTCCTGCTTCTCCGTATGTAAATCAAATTTATACTGTTGGTCCTAAGAGTTGGCAATGGGATGGGGCTGTGTGGAATGCCTACTACAACGAAAGCGTTGACACCGTTTATGGAACTGGTGCTGATGGTGACGCGACCCTGGACGGAACCACGACAGTTTTAAGCATGGCTCCATCCTCAAGCGTGTACTCCATGACGCGCGATATCTACTTCAACGACTTAACATTAGGCAATAGCGTCCGTCTTGCTCCTAATGGTTACAGAATCTTCGTTAAGGGAACCTTGCGTTTTGGAACAAGTTCTATTGTTGGCTTTACGACTGGATACGCAACTAGTGGTTCAATCATGCAAGGCGGAGCAGCAACTACCTCGGTGACACATAGTCTCGGTGGCAACGCAACTGCAACCTATACAGCCACTGCACCTACTACAGCGTTAGGTGGCGCTAACTATTTCAAACAACCACTACAGGCAATCAATGGATACTCCATAACCGCATCGGGTGGACCTACGTTCCTTCGTGGAGGCGCTGGTAGTACTGGACAGGCAGGTGGCGGAGTTGTCATCCTTGCTGCTCGTTACATCAGCGGTCCATCATCTGGAACTGGATATATTCAAGCACCAGCAACTGCACCCGCTGGTGGTGGCGTCATACTCATAGTCTCTTCCGCAAGCGCACTCCCTGGTACTGTCTCAACAGATGTAACCGGAGCAAACGCTGGAACTGTAAATTACATTCAGCAGGTCTAACTATGGCAATTTCAAGAATTGAAACAAGCGTTGTTCGTTCAGGAAATGATGCTGTTTACGGAAATGGCGCAGATGGCGACGTGACCATCAGTGGAACCGTAACCCTTACAAGGGATATGTACTACAACACACTGACTGTCCCACTAGGAAACATTCTTCTTACTTCGGGATTCAAAATATTTGTTAAAGGCGCTGCAGTCATCAACGGCGTTGTTGGTATTGGTGACGTCACTGGTAATACTGCTGGCTCTAGCAATGGAACAATCGCCAGTACGGCCTCTGCTGTTTCAACAGGAACGCTTTCTGGTCACACTTCTGGTGCCATTACTTACCGACTAGGTGGACAAGGCGGAGGAAACACCGACCCAAATGTCAGTGCTCTTCCTACATATCTTCTTAAAAGTGTTACTTCAATGCTTGGTGGCGCAATTATTGACGCTGTCTACGGCCCTACACCTGTTGCGTTAGCAGGAGGTTCTAGTGGAACTACAGGTGCATCTGGTGTCACTACCGCTGGAGCCACAGGACTGGCAGGTGCAACGGGAGTCGCCGGAGCAACCGGACTTGCAGGAGCCACAGGTTTGGCAGGAGCCACAGGTTTGGCAGGAGCAACAGGTATTGCTGGTGCAACTGGAGTTGCTGGCGGACACCCTTCTGATGGTGGAACAGTAGGTGCTGCTGGTGGTAGAGGCGCATCTGGAGCAAGAGGAGCAAGCGGAGCACAAGGAGCATCTGGCGCAAGTGGTGCTTCTGGAGCAAGGGGCGCATCTGGAGCATCTGGCGCAAGTGGAGCACGAGGTGCAAGTGGGGTTTCAGGTGCGGGCGGCATTGGTGGAAGCGGTGGAATGGGCGGACCGGTAGTTGCAATTATCGCCAAGACTATTACGGGAACCGGAACGGTTATGTCTCTTGCCATGATAGGTACTGTCGGCGCTACTGGTGTTTCAGGCGCTTCTGGTGCTTCTGGTGCTAGCGGAACTACTGGAGCCACAGGAACTACTGGCGCAACAGGAACCACGGGAGCCACGGGAACTACTGGTGCTACTGGAACTACGGGTGCTACTGGAACAAAAGCCCCCGACTATACGGTTACCCCGCATTCGGCTACTCCAACTCATGTTAACAATGGTCACCATACGACCCCGACCCATCACAGCAATGGTCACCATACAACTCCACATCATCACGGCAATGCACATGTTAACAATGGTCACCATACGACCCCGCACCATGTGAATAATGGTCACCATCATGTTGATGGTGGGCATCACGGCACACATCATCACGTACATCCCCATCACGTTTGTTGTCAATTTCACGATAATAGTCATGGATATCATGACGGTGGACACCATACTCCTGGTGGGCATCATACGACCCATCATCACACAAATCCTCATCACACTGCAAATCCTCATCACCAACAGCACGTAAATCCCCATTCTCACCCTCATTCCCAGCAGCACGTAAATCCTCATTCTCAGCAGCACGTAAATCCTCATTCTCCTTCCCATGCAACCCATGTTGCCAATGCAACCGTTCACTACGTTGGAGGAGCAGGAGGAGCAGGTGGAGCCGGAGGAGCAGGAGGAGCAGGTGGAGCCGGGGGTACTGGAGGCGCAGGCGGAGCAGGAGGTGCTGGCGGAGCAGGAGGTGCTGGAGGCGCAGGGGGTGCAGGAACAACAGGCGCAAGTGGAGTGAGAGGCGGAGCGGGTGGCGGTGGTGCTATTCTTATCTTGACAGAAACTACACCGTCTGGATTGTCCTACGATGTGCGTTCTGGCACTACAGCAGCATCTGACACGTATACGGCTTCTTCTGGAACCACATACATACTCTTAAACACTTAACACAACGGAGAAATCATGGAATTCAACTTAAATACAGAACAAAAAATTAGGGCAATAAATGAAACCAAAACGAGCATGCTCAATGAATTGTTTGGACATCTTTTAAGAATCGGGATTGACCCCGACGAATTTGACCCTACAACATGGGTGCTTCTAGAATCGGCAACAGGTGACGAAACACGAATAGATTCACTGTTGACTAATATTGCACGCGCAGACGCGAAAATTGCTTCATTGTCCTAGACTTTAGAGAAAAATAGTATAAAGTCAGCCTAATGAATAATAGTTTATCGTTTTGTATTGTTGGCTCAGGAACTGCCGGTTTGGTTTCTGCTTTAATGCTGCGAAAAGCGTTTGAACATTCAGAAATTACAATAATTTCTTCTTCTAAAATAGGAATCATTGGCGTTGGTGAAGGCTCTACAGAACACTGGCGTGAGTTCATGAATCAGTGTGACATTCCAACCGGTGAACTTATTGAAAATACCAGCGCAACACACAAATATGGTCTTCGTTTTGAGAACTGGACAACCCATACCCCGGACTATTTTCACAGCATTGGCGGAGTGGATGAAATCTTTGCACACGGCTTATATGCTACCTATGCAGGATTTATTGACTCCAATAAACTAATTACTACTCAGACGGGGAGTGCTGGTCTTGTACAAAACAAAATTGGTAGACGAAACATTCACAAGACAACAAACCAGTTTCATTTTGATACTAATAAACTAAACGATTATTTAACAGGATTATGTTTCTCAAGAATGATTAAGTTCGTTGATGCCGAAGTAGATTCAATAGAACTTGATTCTGAAACTGGTGAAATATCTTCAGTAACCACAGAACAGCAAACAACTATTTCTGCAGATTTTTGGATTGACGCTACTGGATTTTCTAGAGTGCTCATGACTAAATTGGAAAATACGGAGTGGGAGTCTTTTTCTTCTTACCTTCTTTGTGACTCGGCAATTGCTTTCCCGACAGAGTCTGACCCTAATGGGCAGATTCGTCCGTACACCCGTGCAAGAGCAGCATCTTCGGGGTGGATGTTTGAAATACCAACACAAGAGCGTCGCGGCAATGGCTATATCTTTTCTTCTGCCCACATATCCGTAGACGAGGCCATCAAAGAAGCGGAAGCGATGACTGGATACAAGGTTTCAGAAAATCCCAAAACTTTTAAATACGATGCAGGATTCTTAAAAAACCAGTGGGTAAAAAACTGTGTTTCCGTAGGTCTTGCTTCCTCGTTTGTTGAACCCCTGGAAGCCACAAGTATCGGAAGCACGTTGATTCAATTAAAAATGCTTATTCAAAACGTTGCTTCGTATACTAAAAAATCGTCAAAGATGCAAATTGCGTACAATAAAACAATTACTGAAACAATGCGCAACATACTAACGATGATTAGGTTGCACTATATATCCGATAGGCAAGACTCACAGTTCTGGATTGACCAGTCTAAAATGCCTTTAAATGACGAACTTCAAGAACTAATTGATTTATGGTCTGAAAAAGCACCATCCAGATATGACCCGTATCAAAAAATTAACTTAATGTTCCAGGTGCCTCATTTGGTTCACGTCATGCAGGGGCAGGGATTATTGCCAAAAGAGCCATCCTCGCTTGCTCTTGATAGACTCGGTTTACGGCAAAAAACAAATATGGAAATGGACAACTTTAGGAACTCTAGACACAACCACGAGTTAGTTGACCATAGAGCCGGATTGCTGGAGATTGAAAACTTAGACGAGGAATACAAGCAATGAAAAAGAAAAAGTCGGTAAAACCTGGGCACATCAGGGTAACGCCAGAAGATAACCGCTTAATGGAGATGCCTCCATATTTGAACTCTCAAATAACGATGCCAAAATGGTACAAAACAATGCCTAATGGTTCCGGTTTAAAAAAGTGTGCAGGCGTTAATGACTATCTTTCATCGGGAATGACTGTTCCTCTTTGGAGCAATCTATTTTTTAGACCAAACCCAGAAGGCGGATTTTGGGAATCACGCATTGAAAACATGAATCCGCCTATTCAGAACATATCGGTTCAAGGTTTTCCCATTCAGGACACCCCAGGATGTCCTGTTGTTGGTGTTCGCAAACTTGAAAACATGCAATATCCTAAAATTGTTACTCCGTGGCGTTTTGAGACCGCTCCAGGATGGTCGTCTTTGGTGCTTCCTATTTATTGGGAAGCAAATGAAAACTATGATGTTTTACCCGCAATTGTTCATACAGATTTTTACCATACAGTTAATATTGTTTTAAACATTAAAGCCAATACTGATTTTATGATTCCGTATGGAACACCAATGATGCAGGTTGTCCCATTTAAGCGAAGCACTAATCTTTCTTCTATTGAGTTTGAAGATGAATCTTATTTTAAATATGTTGCAAGTAGCGGTTTAGGGTCGGGATACATCATGCCTTCAACAGGCACCGCAGCACCATATAGACGGCATAAGCATAAAGTTGATATTGAACTAGCCAAAAAAGAAAAATAATGCAAGTACTACACCCTTCGTTGTGGGTTTACGACAAGTTGTTGAGTGAACCTCAAATCATTATTGACTCTATAGAAAAAGCAATAGACAACGACATTTCTTTAAACTGGGGATACGCCAGCACTTTTGAAGATAGAGACAATCCAAATATTCAGAATCTATATAGAAGCAACAAGTCTATATACTTAACAAACGACGTAATGATTGATGGCGGTACACAGAAACTTGATGAATACGTTTTTAACGCAGTTACTGGAGCAACCCAGCAATATGCCGGACACCACAATTTGGGAGGCTTATTTGATGAAGGATATTTTATTTTAAAATATGAAAAGGGGACGCAGTACAAGCAACACCATGATTGTGGTGGAGACCACAAAGATAGGGTCTTGTCCATGGTTGCTTTTTTGAATGATGATTTTGAAGGCGGAAAATTAGAGTTTCCAACTTTAGGAATAACATACATTCCATCTGCTGGTGATGTTGTGTTCTTTCCTTCTTGTTATTCATTTCCACACATTGTCCACCCTGTAAGTGAAGGTATTAGGTACTCTCTTGTTACGTGGCTGCGTTATGAGTAAGACGAGAGATTTTCTTATAGATAATTACGTTCATATACCTAATTTTGTAGACGCCTCGGTTGTCTCTGTTGTGTCAAAATATGCACTCTTAAAAGAAGCATATTCCTTTACGCCGGACACTGCTCAGGTTATTAACGCCCACGCCGTCTATGCGGACTTCCTAATGGAGTCCCTACTTCTTGACTACAAAGAAAAAGTAGAAGAAGTCACCGGGTTGTCGCTAATACCCACATATTCGTTTTACAGGGTTTACAGGCGCGGTCAGGAACTGGCTCCACACATAGACCGACCTGCTTGCGAAATATCTGTGAGCGTCTGCTACGAATACAACTATCGCCGCAAGGATTATGAATGGCCCCTTGTTATGGGTGACAGCCCAATCGTCATGAAACCGGGTGACGGCGCTATATATAGGGGAATGGACGTCAACCACTTCCGACCCGTGTTCAGTGTCCCCCAAGATTCCTATCATATTCAAGGTTTTTACCATTATGTAGACGCCAATGGGCCATGGACCAGTCATGCGTACGATAAAAAAGAAAACTCTCATTTAACCCTTTTAGGGTTTTGATAAGATGTAGTGATGACATCTATGACAAATATTGAAAAAATAGAGTTTTTAAACAATATTGCATTTAAGTTGCACAAAAGCATATATACCGCTTCTGTCAGATTGGGAATTGACGCAGAAACATTAAATATTGAGACTCACAATTCAGAAGAATTTATTGCTTTATTTCCCAAAACAGTACATCATGAAGACCACATTGCCTACAGTGTCATTAATAGTAGCATTGCTAAACTAATCGCCGTAAACAAAAAACTGGATGAACTAAACAATGCTTAATACAGAAACACTTCTTCGCAACTCAAACCCAAAAATAAAAGGCATATTCATGCTTTCAAAATGCGTATTCGTAGTTGAAGGAGAAACAACAGGCATTGCAGCAGGTAAACGGTGCGACAATGTTTCGTTTAGTGGCGTTATTCCTACAGAAGGAACACCGTACGCTTCTCATGCTCATTCGCTTTACACAGATACGCTTGTGTCCAGTTTTGTTATAGAATTACGTAAAGTTGTTAAGTATGAGAACCCAATAGCCGTAACTCCACATTTTTATATTACATATATTGAACTCGATACCTGGTTTGACAATGAAGCAGACCCAACTCCATCTACCATGTGGTCTGCAAAGTCAATATTTCAACTTTTTAAAAACTTACGTGAATGGTCTTTCCTTGTTGACGAACCCTTTAGTTCCGACCATCCAATGGCTATATATTCTAAACTTGTATTTGACACCTTGAACCCACCACAAGAAATTCTTGACGAGATTGACGCCTTGCCTGACATGCACTTGGCCAAATTCCTAAAGGGTAGGTCTGATTACAAACTCATTCCTCATCCATACCCTGAAGTATCTGACGAATTTAAATCGTGGGTTTTACAGTTGTCTATTGATTATGCAGAAAAATCATTTGAAGAAATGCTAGATGAACTATGAAAACTGACCGTATTGAAGAACTGAAAGCAATGCTTCTTCAGTCGGGCATAATTCTTTCCGAAGAAGAACTTTCTTATTTAGAAAAAGTGACAGGCAGCGAAACCGGTCCATATACTGCAGAATTTTCTTCTTTATAGAGAACTTCCCCATTGCGTTGAATGTTTTTTAGCCTATTTGCTATCACGACCAAAGCCTCTTGTATCTCGGCTCGGGCCAATGGTGCCCCTATACAGTAATGAACCCCCATACCAAAAGACATATGCGTTGATTCAAGTTCTCGCCTATTATGAATAAATTCATCTGGTTTTGTAAATGTTTGCTCGTCATAATTGGCTGTAGAAAGATTCACAAACAAAATAGTTCCTTTTGGAAAAAGAACCCCTTTGTACTCAATGTCTTCTGCGGCAATCCTGGCAGTGCTGGCTACCGCTCCGCTAATTCTCATTAATTCTTCAACTATAAACTTTGCACTAGACGGTTCATTGACGAGCGTGTCCCACGCGCTTGGGTTGTCTATAAGAATAGAAACTGCCGTACTAAGTTGGTTTTGTGTTGTATCAATACCGGCAATCATTAATGCCTCAATAAGGGTTATTATTTCTTCTGGTGACAACTTCTCGCCATCCACTTCAGTATGAACAAGAACCGATATTAAGTCATCTTGAGGGTTGTTTCTACGCATTTCAATGAAATTCTCAACGTACTCATCCATCTCTTTTTGTGACTTTAGAATTGCTTCTGTTGATTTTTCATAGTTCATATCAAAGTTGCTGAGCATGTCAACTGCCCACTTCATGAACTTGTCCATGTCGCTATGCGGTATGCCGAGAAGTTTGCAAATAATACGTACTGGATATTTACTGGAAATGTCTTTTGCTATGTCACAATTCCCTTTATCCACAACCTCGTCAATCAGTTCGTTAACTACATCCCTCATGAATGAGCGAAGGTCGTCTGCAATAGACGGGGTAAAGTGAGGAGTCAAAAGACGCTTCAGCCTGCTGTGCGCTTCTCCATCTATGGCAATGATTGAGGTTTTGCGACGACGTTTAAAATCAGGAGTCGTGTACGGGTTGACGTCGGCCAATAATCCCAAGGCGCTGTGCCATCTTTTGTCCCTCATTGCTGCCGATACGTCTTCGTGGTGAAAAATGCTGTAGCCAATCGCGCTACGAGCAATCCATGACTCTTTGCTAACTTTTCTGGCAAGGTGAAAGAATTCATCTCGGGTATGGTTCTCTTGCTTGATTTCAACACGTGAACTGAAAGATGGCATTTCAAGGTTGTTTACATTTATAGACATATGCTAGATTCTACCTGTGTTTAACAAAGTAATACAAGCAACAAAGACAATGTCTCACAAGGGGTATTGGACTAAGCCAAATATCGTAGAGGCTTGGGGATTTGCGACTAAAATCGCCATCATCTTTCCCGGCCTGCTTCTTGGTAAACAGTGGTGGTGGGTTT